GCTAGTCCCAGTGCTTAAGTTGTACAACTCCATATCGTGCCTGAATATCTGAGCAAAGTCAGGATCTACTAAGATAGATGTAGTCTGAGGAGAGGTCTCAACAGCATAAAATTGCATATAAGGCATGGCGTTTAGTGAAATATACGGATAGCCAACCGTTGTATCTGCCGTAGAGTTGTAATTTCTAGTAACAGTCGGTGTTGTCCCACCTGTTGCAGTAGCATTTGCAGACATTTTAATACCCGCAATGTCGAGGGCTACAATGTAGGTATTTGCAGGAATACTTGTACCAGAAATAGCCATCCCAATAGCAACATTATAAGCTGCCGGATTGTATGTAGTAGCAATCGTATCACTACCTGCTACTGTTGTCGCTCCTGGCAAAATAGAGGTTAGACTTACCGTCTTACTGTTACCAGTGCTTGGAGCTGATTTATGAATCTGTCCCTGGTTATCAGTCCACTCATAACACACCTTATATGAGTAAGATGACCCCATCTCTAATGCTCCAAGGCCAGTCTGAGGTCCTACATAAACATTCTCTGGATACTGATGGAAACCATGCTCAACAATGCTAGAGCCATCATACATCGACAAAATACCACCTGAGATATGCAGATTATTTGCCATTGATTGGCTTACAAGAGCTTGTCCAAAGGTAAAGGTCATCGCTTGAATAGATGATTGAGAGTAGGCAACACCAGAGATAACGTTAAGATTCTCTTTATATGCTCCTGCAATCATGAACACGCCACTTGATACAGTGTTAACTTCTGTTAAGTGATGCCCGCTCATTGGGTAAGGATTAGAGTTGTCTTGCGTAGCTTTTGCCACAACAAGACCTGAGCTATTGATTAGAAAGTATGTTGGTTGTTCTGATGAGAACCTACCGGCTAGGAAGTAAGTGTCAGAGCCATAGGCAAAGGGCTTACCGCACAAGAATACACCACGGTTTAAATAAGCAGGTGTGCCTACTGTGCCAGTTCTGGTCAGTGTCATATTGCGGATGTAGCTAGTCTCTAGAGTATTAGGGTCATAAGTTAAATTAGTCTGTGCAACGCCAGTCCAAAGGCCGTAGCCTGTACCATTGGATGCGTAGCCTGTAATATTAGTAAAGTTATCTGCCACTGTCTCAATGCTGGTAGGTGCAAGCACCTGAACAGAAAGAACTGAGTTATAAACGAAGTATCTAATTCCAAGTGTTGATCTAACATAGTTTACCCACACTTCATTAAGGACTGAGTCTGCATAAATAGCTATGCCGTAGTTAGCATCCTGAGCTGTCGCAGTAACCTTAGCAGATAAAGCCAGAGCACTTGAGAGAGAGTATAGCCCCACACCAGTGGTAGAGTCATAAGCAAGGTAAATGCTAGTGCCAAGGACCGTGATATCAAACACCCAATAAGATGTAATGTCTGTTGCAATAGTAACAGCTGAGCCCAGTGTTGTTGGTGTTGCTGTGTTAATCGCTTTGTACTTAATCTTATTGTCTGAGTAGTCGATGTATACAATTACGAAGTATGAGCCAATAGCTTTTACCTTGGCATAGTACGCAGTAGTAGACACATCGGCATTGTCCACTATCTTTTGACCTGTACTAGAATCTAGTAGTGTATACTTTGCAGCACTGGTTGATGAGTCACCATACACAAAGCACTGAATGTTTCCATTTATAGCGCTGTCCGCCTCTGTCTGGTTAAAGCTGTTAGCGACAATGCTCTGATTCGTAACACCGACTGCTACTTTACTGCCTTTAAGGTCCATCTTAGCTTCTGCTGATGAATACGAATAAACATTAGCACCATCACACCCAACTAGCTCATTGGCATATGGAGCAATCATGTTACCAGCAGTTAGCTCACTTGATTGCGCAAGCCTGTCAAATCCATAGCGCTTTTGAATCTTATTAATCGCTTTAAAGAACCCATTTTTAAGTACTAACAGCTTACCTAAAGCAATCTGCTTAGGGTCACGTTTGGTATCGATACCCTTGTCGAAAGAAATGGATATGTTTTGCTTCTCTAAAGCCATTGATCACCTCAAAATACGTAGATATCAACGACAACACCCGCACTTGAAGTAAGAAGAAGAGTTTTAGCCGGTGTTGCGTTACCATCTTGGGCATCATAGATCGAAGCACTGGCTCGTTGTCTAACAATGAACCAACCTTGCAAGTCTCTATCAAGCCCGTGATTAATCGAATTACTTCCTGACACTAACGTCACCTTGCTCAAGATATAACCGTCTACTTGAGGGTTCTTTAAAATCGGAGTGAGAGCATTAGCAATGTTATCCTGCAACTGACCTATAATTCTGTCAGTGGATTGGATCTTGCTAAAGCTTCTCATTAAAACGCTCCTGAGCCATAGCCAGAGCCAGAGGCAGAAGACCATAGATCAGAAAATTGTGTATCTGCTACTGTTGCAGGACTACACGCATCTCTATTCTCAGCAGCACTCTCAATGCGCTTAATCAGCTCTGCTTTCTGCAAAGCAAATACTGTCACGTCACTCTCTTGCTTAGCTAATGCCTTAATACACGCATCAACGATGATGTATTCAGTCCATCCAGAGACACCGTCAACGGTATCACTATCAGCAGAGAGAGTTGTTAACTTTGGCACATACCACACTTGAATATTTTGATTCCCTGCCGGTGTTGGTGTTAGCCAAAGTTTATCGCCGTTTAAGCGATAGCGCATGTTTGTTACACCATAAAATGACTGAAAATTAGGGACAGCATAACGATTCCGATCAGAAAAATTAAACGGTCTGAGTGTGACAAAAGAGTCAGTCGAGTTACTAAGAGCAAGATCAACCCCAAGCAGCTTATAAAAATCAGAAGGGAGAGAATAAAGCTGATTAATTCCATCGGTAGCAATTGAGTAAGGACTAGCGACATAGTAATTGTCTCCATACTTTTGCACTAATATATCGTACAGCTCAAAGTAGCTCTGATTAATATACGAAGTCAGTTCACTATCACTAATGAACTGATCGTTTACCATATCTGATCGTTGTCTTACAGCTGTTCTAAGATTTAACAGTGTCATGGTTGTTGCCATGGTTCACTCCTTATTCAGCTTCTGGTTGTTCGTCTTGATTTTCATCCGCAAGTTGAATTTGATTCCAAAATGCCTTAAGTGCTGAAACTAAGTCCATAGCAGACTTGTCCTCAAACGCTTTTAGCATCTCTTCGGCAATCGCTTTTAGAGTCTCATCTTTATCATCAATGGCCTGCTCTGGCTTAACTTCCTGACGGCTTTCTTCACCGCCAGGCTTCATTTTTGATAAGATGATTGAAACCGTCTTTTTGTTGTCTGGTATAATCATCTTAGACCCCCTTAGTAAGCTGAGCTATTGCCAACAGTGATGTGAAGAATAAACGCCTCACCACTGGCAGGATCAGTTGCAGTACCACCATCATTTTCAAACTGAACAACGACCGTAGGGGCTGCAGCAGTAGCAACCGCTTGTGATACAACAAAGAACTGAGGAGCAGCAACAGCGCCGCCGGTCCCAATCAATGTGCAAGTGCATCCTAAAAACTTGTAGTAAGGATCTTGCAAAGTAACTGTGTATTTACCTGCTGAGTTTCTTGCTACTGATAAAATACCTTTTGAGTTAGCTGCAACTACAGTGGGAGCACCAGTGGCACCAACAGTAACGCTGCAATATAAATCAACTAGGCTTTTTTCTAATGAGTATCTAAATTGTTGAAAATATCTATTAGCCATAACATCCTTTTGGTCTTATTGACCGTGGGCGGTATTACGAACAGGCAGAGCCCCCTCACCCTGTAAGATGGAGACCCTAGAGGACGTTTTAAGTCCGATAGGGCCCCATGATTAATTAAGCAGACAAAGTAACAACAGCATTCCATCCAGGAGCGCTACAAGCTAATTGGTAGTATGCACCAACGCGCAACTCACCAGCATCAGCATTAGACACTCTCAACATCTCTAGTCCGTCACCGTATTTCAAGATCTGAGGAGCATCACCCAATGACATAAGTCTCCAAGTGTCCATTTGTAGCATGTACATACGAGCAGCTTGGCAATTTCTGTCAGGAAAGATATCGATAACACTATTAGCGCCATTTACTGCAATACCACGGAAAGCGATATCAGCAGGTCCTTTAGCGTTAACGTATTGAACTTTTGCACCCAATGCTTTTTCAAGAGCTGAGTATGAAGCGTAGTTAGTGATACCTTTACCAACTTTACCACCCTCACGAGCTACCAAGCTTGAAGCATCAATCATTGCTTCTTCGATAGATTGAGCAGAGCCATCGTAACGAACACCAGCAAGACGAACAGTATCAACTGAACGGTCAACACCGAAAAAGCTGTCACCACCAGTAGGTGCAGTAGTAGGTAACCAAGCAGCTAAACCTTTAGGCTTTAAGTTTACATCGCCTTGGATTAGCAAGTAATCATTTGCTGCCCATGATGCAGGAGTAGCAGCAGAGCCACCCAAGCCAGAAGAAGCAACAGTAATTTTACCAAGAGCACGGTCAACAGCGATAACATAACCAAGAGCTGCACGTGGAGTACCGCCATCAGTAGCATTAGCTTGCAAAACCATGTTGTTTTCAAATTGAACAACGTCTAATGCGTTAGTTAAAGTGATAACACCAGTAGAGATTGCACTGATTACACCGATAGAACCAGTACCACTTCTGAAAATACCAGAAGCTACTTGGTTAGTTGCAGAGCGAATTGCTGAATCGATAACTAACTTAGCACCTTCCAAGAAAGCCATTTTGTCAGTCTTAGAAGCAAGCATAGTTTGGTTGTCGATAGTAGCAATCGAGTACTGACTTACGCGAGTAAGTAAGAAAGATTGCAATTGAGCAGCAGACTGATTGGTCTGAGCAGTTGAGAAAGTAGCAGAAACACCCTGATTATTACCAGTGATGATAGGTTGCGGATAGTATTTACCACCGAACTCTGTGAATTTAGGTAACATCGCGAAAAAAGGGTTGTCCGCGTAAACCATGTTGTTAACAACTTGACCAGAATAAAGCTCTTTAAGAGCTGCATTCATAGCCGTAAGATCCATATAAGCAGATACTGACATAATAATACTCCAATTTTAATAAGTTAATGTTTGTTTGATTTTATTCGCTATAACTGTTGCGAGAGTACTAACGTCGTTTAGGCTTTACCCATACCTACCGGGAATGTATCACTTCGTGTTTAACTAACAGTTTACACTACACATCAATTCGTCAATTACCCAATGCAGCAAGGGCTCTTTTGATTCTATCGGTTTCGGTAGAGTTAGAGAGTCCAGAAACAGTCTGGGACATTGAATTGTTGAGGGTCGGGCTTGCTTGTTTAGACTTCTGAAAGCCGTCTTCTTCTGTAGCTGGTGGTTTTGGCGCAAGCTTTGATTGGATCTTTTTGAATGATGTTACCTTCATGGCTTCGCTTTCAAAATGGTCCTCAACTAGCTTTGCAGCTTCTTCCATGCTCATTACTTTCTCAGTCTGTGCAAAGTGAGCCTCGATAACGTCATAGATTAGGTCTACTGACTCAGGGTAGTTGTTGCACAGCTCAAAATCATCAGGCTTACCTGTTAGAAAGCCAGTGATGTTCTCTTTGAAATTTGAGATTGCCTCTTGTGCTCTTTGTTCGTCCATAGCTTTAGCTGACTTCTCACGTTCTTGTTCTCTTTGAGCAATCTCATCGCGAAGCTTTTGCATCTCTGATTTGATTGATGATGTCTCCATCTCAGCTGTAGGCTTATTGCCGTTAAGAATGAAGTTAGTTAGCTCTTCATAGCTTAAGCCTGCTTCTTCAAGGAATTTTAGAGGGTTGGTTTTAGCTTGCTCTTTAAGAGACTTGAATTTGTTAATCTCTTCATACTTAGAATCAAGGTCTAGCTTGCTCTTTTGGATCTCCTCACGCTGCTTCTGTAAGGCTTTCTCACGCTTTGCTAGAATTGATAGCTGTGGAGAGGCAAGTTCACGTGCTGGGGCTTTTGGAGCCTCAGGTGTTGGTGTTGCTTCTATTGTTGGTACTGGGATTGTTGCTGCTTCTGTAACTTCCTGCATGGTAGCCCTTCCGTGGGCACTATGCCCATCCTTGGTTATTAAACTAAAACTGAACCATTAGCATCGTATAGGACCGCTTTACCTTGGGCCTTTTTACGTTGCTCAATTTCTCTCTGTGTTGGTGCCCAGTAACGAGGTGCTGGGTAGTCACTAAGCCAGACTTTATAAATAATGCCGCTTGTGAGTTTATTCTCAGACACTCGCTTTCGCAAAAGCTGGTCTTTCATCTGATTAGGTATCTCGTTAGTACGCTTTAACATCTCTTCAACGGTAGAGCCGTAGTCAGGGTTTAGCGTGAACTCAGATGACCTTGTCCATTCCTCACCATCGATTAAGGTTAATTTTGTGTTAATATAATAGACTCGTCCCACTTCTCCGCGCTCATGGACACTGATTGCTTGCTCCCAGCTCATTTTACACCAAGTCTTCTTCTGTCTGCTCGGTTAACCCAAACATACTTCTTAAGCTGAGTAGACCACGTAGCAGGAAGATCACGGTTTGGATGACGTTTCTTCCAATCAACTAGAGCTGTCATGTAGTGAGCACCGAATTCAATCAGTGCCTTCTCTTTTTCTTCTGTGGTCAGGTCTTTCTCGTTCATGCTACTCCTGGTACGTTTGGTATTAGGTCAGATGTTGGCTCAGGCATTGGTGCAGCTTGTGGCACAGCACCAATTTGCGGTTGAGGATTAGCTTGCTCTTCAATCATACCAATCTGATCAATGAATCTGTTTATAAGTTCTAGCTTGTCTTCATCCATGTTATGCAACAGTCCTTGGTTGTAATACTCAAGGGCTAGCTCACGCGCTAACTGCAAGTCATTCTGAGGTCTAGGCGGTGTATAGATGCCATCCTCGATCATCATTTCAAACACTTTATTTAAGTAGTCCTCTGATGCATTCTGAATATCCTCAACTTGTTCAAGGTCTGGGAAGTCTAGCAAGCGTTTACCAGTACGAGGTGTGAGCATTCCCGCTTGGATGTACTCTTGAATAGTTTGAAGTTTACCCTCTGGGGTCTCAGGAAGTGAAGAGACTGGGTACATTTTCATTACGTAGTCGTCCTCTGATAGATCAATCTCTGACCAATCAACAGTCTCTAGGTACTTCTTATTAGGAAGCTTCACAGGGTAAGAGCCAATGTCATTAAAGATGTCTACTGCAACACCGATTGAATGACGACCTAACTCTAGGAAGAAGCGCTCATACATCTGTCCAATGGTCATGAAACGATCAGTCTCTATATCATTATACTCGCGTAGAGCTTTACCAGAGTTAAGCCCTGCTGGTTTATTGCTAGTAGCTGAGAGCTGGGAGATACCCATTTGCTCAAAAGCCATGTTTTTAAGGTTTGCCACTTGGTTAAATAGCTCAGGTTGTACCATTGGCGGCAAAACGTACTGAGGGGCGGTGCCTGAGTAATTAACGATAGCGCCGATATCATTGTTAAGGTGTTCTTTAACGATCTTAGAGCCATTTTCTAGGAATACTTTGAACGTACCAGCTAAGTGCATAGAGCGTTGAATGACTGAGAGCAGTTTATTAAGTTCTAGCTGAATGTTTTGAATCTGCTCAGCACCACCTTGTGCCCAGAAGCCATCTGTTCTCTCTGACCACTTCATGAACACGAATGGAAAGTAGTTCTTAGTGTACTCTTCTTCAAAGATCACTTCTCCATCGATGCAGATGCAGTGAAGGCCGTCCTTGGCTTTTGGTCCGCTTGGTAAATGCCAAGACTCTGATACTGTAACTTGATCAGAGATAGATTGGAGTGAGCCAGAATAATCAATGTAAGCTCGATTAGCTTCTTTGATCTTATGTTTCTTGTCTGGGAATGTTTCTATCAACACCTGTCTGTCGATGTTCTTAAGTCTATGAATCTGTCTAGGCTCACCGTAGTAGGCATCTGTGGCATCTGTGAATAGCTCACGAGCCATCACTCTTTCGTAACAGATTTTGTCATCTTTGCGGTACACATGGATAACGCCGTCACCGAATATGCAGGCATCTTTAAAGATCCTTGTTGCATGCTTATATGCTTCTTGTTCATAGAATATGCCCTCAACGAACTTATTAAGCTTCTTCGCTTTGCGCTGTTGAGCCCAGTTACCACCACTTGTTAAGAAGTATGGTTTTGGTTTGTTCTTAGCAATCTTAGAGGTGACTGTGTCGATAGCTGATTGCACCACGTTGAATGTGATACGGTCCTTAGGTACTGATGTTGGGGTCATTACTTTAGCAACGCTTAATCCGTTAACACCGAACAGTGTAGAGTTGCCGTAAAGCTTAGCAGAGGTCTGATACTGTACTTGGCGTTTGGTATCTGACTCAATGATCATCTTGATGACACCGGCTATTGTCTGAGCACGGTCTGTCTTGTTAACTAACCACCAACGGCGGTCACTGATGGCATCACTGTTTGGCTGGTTCTCGCCGTTATTTGAAAACTTCGTGTAATCTATTGTCATTGCTCAATCCTTTGAGAATGTTATTGTTTAGGTTGATCATCATCCTCTAGGCCGCCCACTGACCAGAATAACATCTCTGCTTCATCTGCTAGCTCGGGCTTAGGCAAAAGGCCAACGTCTGATTGTGTCAATTCAGGTACACCTACCAATTGCTTAGGCGGTGTAAGCTCAAAAAACTCAGCTTCAAAATTGTCGATTTTGATGCGTTTTAGGCCCATTTCTTGCGATATTTTGATGATTTTGCGTATTTCTGTTAACTTCATATTCTACAGATATTCGTCAAAATCGTTGTCGTTACTGCGCTGCTGCATCGAGTTCATTGCGGCCTCTAGCATCTCTTCTTCTTGTCTTAAGAACCACTCAGGTGTGGCCGGTTTTGGTTGTGGTATCTCTGGCTCATATAACCAGTGAAGGCTTTCGCGGAAGGCATAAAGTGTGGCGTCTATGATGTCAGAGTGATAACGGTCTGAGACTACAAGCTTATCTTGAGAGGACTTATCCCAGTCATATTCAACTAAGTAAGAGTCTTGCGCAAAACGAGAGTCCCTTTTGGCAAAGAACTTGCCTGTTCTTAACGCATCATTTAATAACTCAATGAATTCGAACTTGCGTGTTTTCTCAGCTGCTTGTATTGGGATGGCGAATCGTCGCCTAATCTCTTCTGCTACCTTTTTACCCAGGCCGCCGGTGTCCATGACGATGCGGTTTACATCATACTTCTTTAGTAACTTCTGTATGCTTTCAGCAAGCTCTGTGATGCCCTGCTTAGGCGCTATAATCTCTTCTATGAGATAAGCTTCCTTGGCGTGTTCATTAGAGCCAATGACAGCTATGGCATCGGCATCATCAAAGCCTATATCTATACCTATTACTATCTGCCAAGGCTTATGCAGGTTTGGCAGGACATCGTAGTGATTCTTGTTGTTTGAATACTTAATGACGAGCGAGTCTGAGTCTGTGACCCATTTACCGAACCACTCTCGTTGAATGCTTGGGTCATCAACTGTTACACCCCTTCGCTTTAGTTCTCTATCAAGTACTTCTTGATGAGTTTTATTGGACTTAAGTGATATCCAAGGATTGTCCCAGTATGTCCACTTGTGATGTGACCACTCTGAATTCTGTGAGCAGTCATAGAAATAGCCATTAGGGACAGGGCCTGGGGTACCGATTAAACATAGCACACCGGCGTAATCCATAAGTGCCGGGGCAATAACGTCATCAATTAGGTCTTGCATGTATGATTTAAAGGACTGGCACTCATCTATATAGCATAGTGTGATGGCTAGACCCCTGAACTTCTCTATCTCTGTCTTATCCTTTGCACCACTCACGTAGATTACAGAGCCGTTCTTAAGCTTAATGCTTAGCTCTGTTGAGTCTATGGTTGAGTCAATGGAGTATTGCTGCCTGATCTTTAGAAGCTCTTTCCATATTAGCTTTTTAGCATTATTGCTCGATAGCGTGATGTAGAGACAGACTCTGTCAGGATTAGACTGGGCCTCGTCCCATAAGTGAGCAGCGCAGGCAATTGTTTTACCCGCACGGCGTGAGCACACTGCTGTTTTAAATGGACTTTTGTCCCGAATAAAGGACAGCTGCTCTTTAAAGCAAAAGTTAGTTAGGTCAAAGCGTCTAAAGTATCTATCTTTAAGCTCTGCCTCGGCCCACTTAGAGTCGATTATAATCATTTAGATTTTTTAGTAGTCTCTTCTTTGATTGTCTCAGGATAGATTAAAGCATAAGGCACGTTAGCAAGAGACACGAACACTTCTAGCCCACCTTTGACCGGGATAAATATACCAACATCAGTTTTATACATATCCGGGAAGTCCTTCTCGTGTGCATTTGTAATCACGCCACCTGATGTGTTGGTGTATCCAATGAGTTGAATAGCGTCGTGGAATTTTGCTAATTTTACTTTTCTTTTTTCCATTTCAAACGTCCTTTGTTTAAATTAAGTATGGATTATACAAAATATCTTGGTTGTCCTCTACATACTCAACAACAGGGGATGTGAGATGAGTGTAGATAAAGCAGTGTTTATCAATCTGTGCTTCTCGCATTAACTCAGAGCAGATGCCGTTTCCACGGAAAGGGTACTTTACATACACATAGTGCAAAATATGGCTTTGGCCTGTTGGTTGAAATACGATGTATCCGAGTATGACTCTTGGAGCGTCTTCAAGTGTGGCAATTAGAGAGTATGAGGCACAGCGATTGATAATGTTTTTAACGATTGGTTCGTGATTTGCGTAGTACACTTTAGCAGTTATAGACTGCGCGAAGCGGGATGAGAATTTGTAGTTTTTAAGCCAACTGTTGATGATAAAGTTAGTATCTTTTTCTTCAAACGGCCTGATGATTATTTTTCCATTCATAGTTTGGCAAGGCCCTTTAGTTTCCTAATCCGTAGGAAAACAACGCCTCTGCCACCTTCCTTGTGTAACAGTTTAAGTGCAATGTCTCTAATAGACATACCATCACAGTGGCACTCCCATATTGATTTATCAAGCTCTGATTCAAACTCATACTCATGCATAAACTGCCATGCTTTTTCAAAGTACTGCTCACGCTGTTCTCTGTTTAAGTAGGCATTGATGATGGTTGAGGTGTGAGTTTCATCTTTTAACCAATCGTCTTGGTTTTTTCTCTCTATATCTTTAAAGCCGGTGTTAGCAAGCTTTCGATACCACAAGACCTCTAGCTGTTTGAACTCTTCTTTAGTCAGCTTTTTCATTCGACTTCATCTTTTGTACGATGCTGAGTAGTTCTTCGTCAGTTAAGCGCTGTGCGGTCTTCTTCTGGTTCTCATCGTCCTTCTCTTTGATCTTATCAGAAATGGCCAGTGCCCTGATGTATCTTGCCACGTCTTCTGATGAGTCTGAATCAAGCTTTCCCATCATGACAAGTGTAGTGATGTGCTTTAGGTCTTGCTCGACGATAAGTAGTGCTCGCTTTAATAGCTCTCCCGGTGTTGAACTCATTGCAGTTTTTCACAGTCTTGCAAGTGACGTTCATACATTGCTTTGAACTTGTTATTTTCCGGGAAGAATAAGCAGAGGTTTTTGATTACATCTGATGAGCTTCTGGCAACAAACGCAATGCCACCCTCTTCGTTTACTTTCATGATAAATAGTTTTTGCTCTTGAGACAGAGTGCCGCGCTTGCTCTTTACTTCGATTGCTAAAAACCTTCCGGCAACAACACCGATGATATCTGCAACACCGTTGATGTGATGTTTGTTGTTAGGCTTTCTGTATATGCCTTTGGCTTTATCATAGATGCCGACACTTTGATTTTTCCAACAGTAAACGCCGAGTAGTTTTAGCAGATTAAGAATCTGGTTTTCTATTGGCTTTTCAAGTTGTCTCATCAAGCCTCATACTTTTCTGCAAGCTTCATTATGGTTGAGATGAAATCTAGCTTTGTTGTAACTCTGTGGCCCTTAGCAAACAGTCTAAATTTTGCCTTATGCATGTAACCTTTAACAGTGTGTTCTGAGAGTCATAGCCTAACGCCTATCTCTTTATGTGTAAGTCCATCACACACCCACAAGCAGACGTTGCTTTCTTGCGGGCTAAACTTAAAGTCTTCAAAAACTTTAAGGTATGAGCTGTGCTTCATAAGTGTTTCATTGCCTTTTCTAGATCGATAAAACCTAGAATATGCATATCACCTACGTCTTTTAATTTTCTTGTTCTGTAAAATGCACCCTCACCATCTCTTACAACGGAAGCAGTACCAGAAGAGGTATTGAACTCGAATGTTTTAAACTCACCAGCATCCGCAAAACTTAAGCATGTGCCAATGTGTCCTGTCCAAGTACCGTTCATGTGTTTCCACACAACGAGACTTGCGGGCTTTGCATTAATGAACTTGTACTCTGGTTTTGTTTTTGCCCATAGTGTTTGAGTAGAACCGCCGGCAGGAATATCGAATTTAATCTTAGCTCCGTGATTAGCGTAATATGTTTCAACATCATCTAATAACTGTTGAACACCATAACAACAGTATGCTGAGCCAAGAGAGCCACCGTGAGATGTGATTATTTTATCAATAAGAGCAGAGCGGTTTTTACCGTTTATCTCTCTTAGGTTCTCATATGGCTTGATGCAGACTTTAATCGCGTCTAGTAGATTAATCTTTGCAGACTCAGGTTTTGCGATAGGCGGTAAAACAACAACAGGCTCTGGTTTTACAACAGAGGGCTCGCTGGGCTTAGTATCCTTAACAGGTTTAGGGGTAGGAATTGGGGCAGCAATTTCTTTCTTGCTGAATACAGACTTAAAGACACTAGCTAGCCAATTAAAAAACGCCATCACATCACCTCACTTGATGTAGATATTGTTTTTTTAAGCTAGATGGATGTCTAGTAAATTATCCATTTTTAAAATTAGCAACACTGCGGCAACACCGACCTGCTTACTAATAGCATTCGGATCGTACTTACCATCGGCAACATACTTTCCCTTGGTATATAGATTAGTAAACGACCACAAGTATGGTGAGTTAGTTTCTGTATGTTTACGAAGGTAACCAGTGCCATTAAATTCTTCTGCAAACTTCAAGCATTGAGGGATAGACCAGTCTTTTATTTTATCAACATGTTTTCTATGTAAAACATCAATTGCAGATGATTCCCAAGTGTAGAATGGCCCAAGTCCTTTAGGTACATGAGTTGTTATTTTCCCTAATGGGTCACCGTTATGAAGACAAGAATTAAAATTAAAACTAGCCTCAAGTCCATGGATGGCCGCGACTAACTGCCAAGGAACACCTGTCTCTTTTTGAATAAACTGATATCGTTTAATGTTAGCTAATATCTTAGAGCTATAAAGCATTAGCTTTTTCTTAGATAAGGCATCATCTTTTAAATGAGCCTTAGACCAAAGAGACATGTAATATTCAAGTGAGCCACGTTCTATCATCCTATCCCCATTCCATAATCTTTTAGATCACTCGGCCTCTTTGCGTAGGCCTTAATGATGCGCTTCTTTTTATCATAAGCGCGACCTTTGATCCAAAACAAGATGGAACCACAATCAGGGCAATTAATAGCGCTTCGTTTAACTGCCTCTTTCTCGATACCCTTAGAACTCATGTAAGACTTTTTGTTTGCACTCGCAAGACAAGACTCTGAATCACATAGCGCTGTTAGTTCGTTTGTGCTCATGGCTTAAAACACTTTACGCCTGAGATTTGTAAATCACCATATGGACGAAAGGCTAAGACCTTTGCTTTTACACTTGGATAATTTGAGGCACCATCGGTGTTCTTAATCCAATAAGCGAGAGCCTGCTGATTTGTGTAACCACAAAACTGGATAAGAGCCGCAGCTGAAACATAGCCACTTGCGTGCCAGCCATTCCAGCAGTGCGTTAACACAGGACCTCTATGATTTTTGATTGAG